ATGGCACGGCATATAGCGGCGAATTTCGTCAATTTGTTGATTGTATTGTTGGTGATTGCCGGCGGTGTGTTCTATTGGGCGAAGTCGGAATTTTCCAAGCCCGGACCGCTGGAAAATTCGATCTATATCGAAGTGCCGCGCGGTGGGACGGTTAAAGGTTTGTCCAATCAACTGGAAGAGCAGGGTGCTGTGTCTCATGGGCTGATTATGCGCATTGCTTCGGATTATAACGGGCAAGCCAGCCAGTTAAAGTTCGGGAACTATGAGATTCCGGCCCATGCCTCGATGGCGGATATTTTGAATATCGTGACCAAAGGCGGGGCGGGGTCTTTCCGGTTTGTGGCCAATTATCGGGTTGGTATTCGCGGCGCAAAGATGATCCTGTCAGAGCGGGAAGCCGGATCTGGCGAGGTCACTAAACTGGCTGAATTTGACGAGGGCGGTGAACTTCCCAAAGCCTATACCGATCTGGTCGCGGCAAAGACCCCTATTGTTTACCGTATTACTGCGGCTGAAGGGGCGACCAGTTGGCAGATTGTCGAAAGTCTGAAACTGGCTGATTTTCTGGACGGCGCGTTTGAGAATATCCCCCCTGAGGGGATGCTCTCGCCCAATACCTATGAGGTGCGTCGGGGCACGTTGATTGCAGATGTAATCGAGCAGATGTTTGAGGCGCAGAAAAGGATTTTGGCCGAGGAATGGGAGAACCGTTCAGAGGGGCTGCCGTTTGATACGCCAGAGGATGCTTTGGCGCTTGCGTCGATCATTGAGAAGGAAACCGGAGTTGCCGAAGAACGGGCTGAAGTTGCGGCTGTCTTTGTGAACCGGTTGAACAAAGGTATGAAGCTGCAAATGGATTCCACTGTGGAATACGGGATCACCGAGGGGAAAGGCTTTTTGAATCGGGGTTTGCGGCGCAGTGAGATGTCAAAGACGACACCGTATAACACCTATATCATCGAAGGTCTGCCGCCCGGACCAATTGGAAATCCGGGGCGCGAGGCAATTCATGCAACCTTGCACCCCAATGTTTCCAACAATCTGTTCTTTGTGGCAGACGGGTCTGGTGGGCATTCTTTTGCGGAAACTCTGGTGGAACATAACGCAAATGTCGCGAAATGGCGTAAAATTGAGGCTGAAAAGCGGCGTCAGGATCAGCAGAACAGCGGAAACTGATCCGTTGCGTGCGGTGTATTGTTGTTTTTTATCAATGGCTTGATGTCCTTGTTGCGCCTTGGGTGTTGCGTGGGCATTGCGCGTTTGATTGACTTTGCGAACGCTCGCGGATATACCTTTGGACAAGATGGAAGAATTGGGTAACGATCCTAGCGGGTGATGCTGTGGGTCGTTTACTTTTTTCCACGGTGATGCCACCGTTAGGACCCCATACTATGACAGATATTGAGAATGCGGACGCGCAAGCGTTACCGCTGCTTTTGCATGCGGCACGCAGAGAAGTTGCCAACCTGCGTCACCTGATTATTCGCGATCTCTCGGGCGGGGAGTCGCCAACTGACCCGAGCACAACCGCGCAATTGTTGTCATATGTTGGCGACTATAGCGCGGCGGTTTTAAATGTAACGTCGCTTGAGGCCCAAATTGAAAAACACAGCAGTGCCATTCCAGACGGCGACGACAGTGTCGCAGTCAACCTTGAAGATGCCAGACGTGAAGTCCTTGCCCGAATTGCTCGGTTCCGCGAGCGAAACGGAGATTGACGGGTTTTTAGCTAGCCTCGGCGATCAGACGTTGATGGCTTTGCCGTTTCTTTTCGAATTCTGGGCGCTGCCCCATCAGCGGGAACCTGTCGGGGCGTGGGCAAGCTGGGTGATTATGGGCGGGCGCGGTGCGGGGAAAACCCGCGCAGGTGCGGAATGGGTGCGCCAGCAGGTTGAAGGAGCGGCGTCAATTGATGCGGGGGCTTGTCGGCGTGTGGCGTTGATTGGCGAAACGCTGGATCAGGTTCGCGAGGTGATGGTGTTTGGGGAAAGTGGTATCATGGCCTGTAGCCCGCCAGATCGAAAACCGGAATGGCAAGCGGCGCGGCGGGTTTTGGTTTGGCCAAACGGGGCAGAGGCTTGGGCCATGTCGGCCAGCAGCCCAGAGGCGTTGCGCGGCCCGCAGTTTGACTGTGCTTGGGCCGATGAATTGGGCAAGTGGCGGCGTGGGCGCGATACGTGGGATATGTTGCAGTTTGCTTTGCGTTTGGGCGATGCGCCAAAAACGCTGGTGACGACAACGCCCCGAAATATCGGGGTGCTGAAAGAGATTTTAGAGGCCGCCGACACGGTTGTGACCCATGCACCTACAGAGGCGAATAGGGCAAATTTGGCGCCCGGTTTTTTGAAGAAAGTTTATGCGGATTACAGTGGGTCTCGGCTGGGCCAGCAAGAATTGGACGGCAAGATGCTGGAAGATGTTGAGGGCGCGTTGTGGTCGTTGGAGTGCTTGGATGCTGTCAGACGGCCCGAAGCGCCCGAATTGGACCGGATTGTTGTTGCAGTTGATCCGCCTGCATCAAGCAAATCTACGGCGGATGCATGTGGGATTGTTGTGGCGGGCTTGCAGCAGATCGGCGAGGGGCCGCAGGATTGGCGGGCTTGGGTTTTAGAGGATGCAAGTGTGCGCGGGGCGAGCCCTGCCCAATGGGCGGGGCGGGTGGTGGATGCGGCCCGCAGTTGGCAGGCGGATCGGGTGGTGGCCGAGGTCAATCAGGGCGGTGACATGGTGGAAACCGTGCTGCGCCAGCAGGATCCGCTGCTGTCCTATCGCGGGGTACACGCATCGCGGGGCAAGGCGGTTCGGGCCGAGCCTGTGGCCGCGCTTTATGAACAGGGGCGGGTGTTTCATCTGCCGAGTTTGCGTGAATTAGAGGCGCAGATGGGGGAAATGACCATTGTGGGTTTTGAAGGAAAAGGGTCGCCAGACCGTGTGGATGCACTGGTTTGGGCCTTAACCGATTTGATGATTGAGCCCGCTGCCACCTTTCGAAGGCCCCAGATCAGGCGGTTGTAGCTGCGCTGATACTGAATTGAATTTAAACAATATTAGGAGCGATACCAGATGGTTCTGCAATTTTTACGCAGCGCGTCCCAAAGGGATGTGCCCGAAGAGAAAGCCTCGGCCACGGGGCCGGTGATTGCGTTTCATGGTGCGGGGCGGCCTGCCTGGTCTGCGCGGGATGTGGGCAGTTTGACACGCAGCGGCTTTATGGCCAATCCGGTGGGGTTTCGCTGTGTGAAAATGATCGCCGAGGCGGCTGCGGCGGTGCCGTTTGTTTTGAAAGACGCCGAGCGACGGTACGAGGTGCATCCGCTTGCCGATCTGATCGCGCGGCCCAATCCGATGCAAGGCGGGGCTGACCTGCTTGAGAGTTTTTACGGGCAGTTTTTGCTGTCTGGTGATGGTTATCTTGAGGCGGCGGGGGAAAAACCAAACGGTGGTCCGGCGGAACTATATGTGCTGCGGTCTGATCGTATGAAGGTTGTTCCCGGTGCGGATGGGTGGCCAATTGCCTATGAGTATAGCGTCGGGGCGCGCAAGGTGCGGTTTGATATGCGGGCCGATATTGCGCCGATCTGTCATGTTCGGGCGTTTCACCCGCAGGACGATCACTATGGCTTGTCGCCTATTCAGGCCGCGGCCACGGCGATTGATGTGCATAATTCGGCCTGTCGCTGGTCTAAGGCGTTGTTGGACAATGCGGCGCGGCCAAGTGGTGCGATTGTCTATCGCGGGGCGGACGGACAGGGCAGTTTGCAGGCGGATCAGTATGATCGTTTGGTCGAAGAAATTGAGGCAAACCATCAAGGTGCGCGCAATGCGGGGCGGCCGATGTTGCTGGAGGGCGGGTTGGATTGGAAGCCGATGGGGTTCTCTCCGTCTGATATGGAATTCCAGAAAACCAAAGAGAGTGCAGCGCGGGAAATTGCTTTGGCCTTTGGGGTGCCGCCCATGTTGTTGGGGCTGCCGGGGGATGCGACCTATGCCAATTACGCCGAGGCGAACCGTGCGTTTTATCGCCTGACGGTTTTGCCTTTGGTGCAGAAAGTTGCGGCGGCGCTGTCTGCTTGGTTGCCGGAGTATTATTCCGAAGATTTGCGTTTGTCGGCGGATTTGGACGGGATTCCAGCCCTTGCCATTGAACGCGAGGCGCAGTGGCGTCGTGTGGCTGAGGCGGGTTTCCTGTCTGATCGGGAAAAGCGGAGGCTGCTTGGTTTGCCGACAGAAGTGGATGAGTAGAGGTGTTGGATCACGCTATTTATACGAACCGTTCGAGGCCGCCGCAAAGTTAGAAACACATCGGCAGGTGACCGATGAACGCTGGATCGCGTTAGAGCGGCGTTTGGACATGATTGAAACCGCATTGGAACGGCTGGAACGGCGTTTGTGGCTGGCGGTTTACGGGGTTGTCGGGTTCGTTCTGACCCGCGGTGTGTTGGTTGTTCTGGAGATGACGCAACACGTTTGATGCTGGTTTCAGTATCCGAAATCAAAGGAAAAGAGAATGAGCTATGCAAACAGCGGCGTGTCGCTGGAGACGAAGTTTTGCCGTTTTGACGATGAAATTGATGTGAAGGGCGGGTGCGAAATCGCAGGGTATGCGTCTGTTTTTGGAACGTCGGATCAGGGCGGGGACGTGGTTCAAAACGGTGCTTATGGCGCAAGTTTAAAGGCGATGATGCAGGCTGGGCGGCGCGTGAAAATGTTGTGGCAGCATGACCCGACCAAGCCGATTGGGGTTTGGGACGAGGTGCGCGAGGACAAGAAAGGCCTGTTTGTTAAGGGGCGCATTCTGGCCGATGTACAGGCCGGCGCAGAGGCTTTGGCCTTGGTCAAGGCTGGGGCTATTGAAGGCCTTTCTATTGGATATCGAACAATTCGTGCGGAAAAATCGCAAAAAGGTACGCGATTGTTGCATGAACTTGATCTTTGGGAAGTTTCATTGGTGACGTTCCCAATGCTGCCCGAAGCGCGAGTTGAAACAGAGGCGAAGGCCTTGGATCAACTGGCACAAGAGCTGGTCGCGAAATTGCACGCGGCCCGAGAACAGTTGTTGGCCTGATGGCCTGCACGGAAATTTCAAAACAGTACAGGATTGGGCCATGAGCACATTAAAAACCAAATCCCGGGCAGGTGAGAGCGTGCCCGGAGACGCGACATCGCTGGAGGTGAAAACCGCCATGGATGAATTTTTGCATGACGTCACAAAAGTTAACACCGATTTGAAAACCCGACTTCAGGAACAGGACAAGAGATTGAACATGCTGGAACGTAAAAACATTGGAACCCGTCGCCCCGCACTTTCTGCCGTGGCGGAAATTGAAGTGCCTCATAAAAAGGCCTTTGGTGCCTATCTTCGCTGTGGTGATGATGACGGGATGCGCGCGTTGGAAGTTGAAGAAAAGGCGCTGTCTACGGCTGTGTCTGCGGATGGCGGTTATTTGGTTGATCCCCAAACGGCGAGCCAGATTGCTGGCGTGCTGCATGCGACGGCTTCTATTCGGTCTATTGCCAGTGTCGTGGCGGTGGAATCCACGGCCTATGATGTGCTGGTGGATCATACGGAACTGGGCGCGGGTTGGGCCACGGAAACCGGGTCGGCGTCAGAAACGGGCACACCGCAACTGGAGCGGATTTCTATTCCGCTGCACGAACTGTCGGCCCTGCCCAAAGCGTCACAGCGGTTGCTGGATGACAGTGCGTTTGATGTAGAAGGCTGGCTGGCCACGCGGATTGCGGATAAGTTTTCGCGCGCTGAAGGTGTGGCCTTTGTGTCTGGTGACGGGATTGATAAGCCGACGGGTTTTCTGACCTATACGTCGGTGGTTAACAACAGCTGGAGCTGGGGCAATCTGGGCTATGTGGCCACCGGTGCGGATGGTGATTTCGCGGCGACTGATCCTGCCGATGCCATCGTGGATCTGGTCTATTCACTGGGTGCCCGTTACCGCGCGAATGCGACCTTTGTGATGAATTCCAAAACAGCGGGTGCGGTTCGCAAGATGAAAGATGCGGATGGTCGTTTCCTGTGGTCTGACGGTTTGGCGGCGGGGGAGCCTGCGCGTTTGATGGGGTATGCGGTACTGGTTGCCGAGGACATGCCGGACATTGCAAGTGATGCGAATGCCATTGCTTTTGGCGATTTCAAGGCGGGCTATACTGTGGCCGAACGTCCTGACCTGCGTATCCTGCGTGATCCGTTCAGCGCCAAGCCCCATGTTCTGTTCTATGCCACGAAGCGGGTTGGCGGCGATGTTAGCGATTTTTCTGCAATCAAACTGCTGAAATTCGCGGCCTCTTAAGGCTGTGATCTTGGATCATCCCTTTTGGGGGGTGTGAGCAACGGTGTCACGTTGCTGGCGGGGCTTTGCCCCTGATGTTCCCCGAGCCTGTTCTGCTCTCCTCCGTCCGACTGGTTCGGGGGCATCGAAATTTATCCGTATTTGGAGACGTATCCCTATGATTTTGACAGAATTGACGACAATCCCAAGCGTTTCGTTGCCGCTGGGGCTTTTGAAACAGCATTTGCGCCTTGGGACCGGTTTTTCGTCTGATATGGAACAGGATGACTTGCTGGATGCCTATCTGCGCGCTGCGATTTCAGCGGTTGAGGGGCGTACCGGGCTTGTTTTGTTGGAAAAGACATTTCGCTGGGGGCTGACGTCCTGGCGGCATTATGACCGGCAAGTTTTGCCGGTGCGTCCCGTTCAGTCGGTGGGTGAATTGCGGTTGGTAGACCAATCTGGCGGTGAGACGGTTATGCCTGTTGAGCGTTACTTTCTGGAAAAAGACAGCCAGAACCCTGCTTTGGTTGCTGTTGGGTCGGCCTTGTCGGTGATCCCGCAGAACGGGACGGCAGAGGTTACGTTTACGGCGGGGTACGGGCCGGATTGGGCTGATATTCCGGACGATCTGGCGCGGGCTGTGTTGCTGTTGGCGGCGGATTTTTATGAGAACCGTGCGAGCCGTGAAGGGGCGTCTTTGCCCGCAGCAATTTTGTCGTTGCTGGAGCGGTTTCGCAAAGTGCGGCTGTTGGGGGGCGTGTGAATGGCGCGTCCTGTCTTATTGAATTGGCGGTTGTTGCTGGAGGAACGCCAGAGGGTGTCTGACGGTGCGGGCGGGTTTTCGGAAACTTGGGTGCAACTGGGTCAATTATGGGGTGAAATCCAGACCCGCAGCGTTCGGGCGACTGAGGTTTCTGCGGGGGGAACTGCGCTGGAACGGCATCGAATTTTGGTGCGCGGTGCGGTTGAAGGGGATCCCAGACGGCCTTCGGCGGGGCAGCGGTTTCGCAATGGAAGCAAGGCCTATACCATTGATTCCGTTTCTGAAAACGATGCTTCAGGCAAGTATCTTTTGTGTTGGACGCGGGAAGAGGTGCTGACATGACTTATGCGGTTTCTTATGCGTTGCAGCAGGCAATTTTTGGGGTTTTGTCAAATGACGCCGCTTTGGGCGCTTTGGTTGGTAGCAATGTTTTTGATGCGCCGCCAAGTGGCAGTATTCCGAACAACTACGTGGTTTTGGGCGATGAAATTGCGAAGGATAAATCAAGTAAAACCAGTGGCGGAGCGACCCATGAGTTGGACATCAAAGTGGTGTCTGATGCGGCTGGGTTTGCCACGGCGAAGCAAGTCTCGGCGGCGATTTGTGATGCTTTGATTGATGCGGATTTGACGCTGACGCGGGGTAATCTAGTGTCGTTGGCATTCAAATCGGCCCGTGCTTTGCGCGAAGACAGTCCCGGAATTCGGCAGATCAGTCTGAAGTTTCTTGCGTTTGTCGAGGATAGCTAAGCCAGCCGGTTGGCGCGGTTTGGCGAGAATATTTATTACTTACATTTTGGAGAAGAACATGGCGGCTCAGAACGGGAAAGACCTGCTGATCAAGGTGGATATGGATGATGGGGGGACGTTTGAAACCCTTGCGGGTCTTCGGGCTTCGCGGATTTCGTTTAACACGGAAACGGTGGATGTTACGGCACTGGATAGCGCGGGTGGCTGGCGCGAATTACTGTCGGGGGGCGGTGTGAAAACTGCCAGTATCAGCGGGTCAGGTGTGTTTCGCGATGACAGTACGGACGAACGGGCGCGGCAGATTTTCTTTGACGGGCATATCCCGAATTTTCAGGTGGTTATTCCTGATTTTGGCATCGTTGAAGGGGCGTTTCAGATCACATCGCTGGAATATGCAGGGAACTATGATGGGGAGGCCACCTATGAGATGTCGTTCTCTTCGGCTGGGTCTTTGGCGTTTTCGGCGATCTGATGGCGAATCCTTATCGGGGTGAAGTGTGCCTGACCGTCGATGGGGTGGACTGCGCAATGCGGTTGAGCCTTGGGGCGCTGGCGCAGTTGGAAGTTCGGTTGGGGGCGGAGGGGCTTCTGCCCTTGATCGAGCGGTTTGAAACGGGGCAATTCAAGGCCGATGATCTGATCGCCTTATTGTGGGCTGGCCTAAGCGCAGCAGGCTGGGCTGGGTCCGAGGCTGATTTGAGCAAGGCTGAAATTGCAGGTGGTCCAATGGTTGCGGCGCGCTGTGCGGCGCAATTGTTGCGTTTGACCTTTACCTTACCAGAGTCCGGCGATGATTGATTGGGCGGGGTTGATGCGGTTGGGATTGCACCAACTGCGTCTGACGCCGGATCAGTTTTGGGCGCTAACGCCTGTGGAATTAATGCTGATGGCGGGGATTTCACCTGGTGTGACGCCGACCCTGACCCGCGCGCGACTTGATGCGCTTTGTGCGCAATTTCCTGACATTTAAGATGAGAAATGAGGAGTGGTTATGACCGATTACGGGGCTGACTTGGACGCGTTGGAGAACCAGCTTGGGTCTTTGGAGAGCAATATTTCTGCGACAGCGCAAATGACAGCGGTGTTTCAGCAGGAATTAAACGGGATGCAGACGAGTATTTCCTTGGCTGAAAAAGAAGCGCGGGGGTTGTCTACGTCGTTGAGCAAAGGGCTGCGCGGGGCTTTTGGGGATGTGATCCTTGAGGGGGCCAAGTTTTCGGACGTGCTGGGGTCATTGGCGCAGCGGATGATCCGAAACTCTTTCAATCAGGCGGTGTCGCCTGTGACGGATGCGCTGGGTGGGTTCCTGACGGGGGGCGTTAATTCGATCCTTGGGAGTATTTTACCAAGCGCAAATGGCAATGCGTTTAGTGGTGGGCGGGTTAGGGCCTTTGCCAATGGTGGTGTTGTGGGTGGTCCGACCTTGTTTCCCATGCGCGGGGGCACCGGGCTGATGGGCGAGGCCGGGCCAGAGGCAATTATGCCGCTTAAGCGAGGTGCGGACGGGCGGCTTGGGGTTGAGGGTGCGGGGGGTGCTGGTGTGACGGTGACCATGAACATTACCACGCCGGATGCGGATAGTTTCAGGCGGTCTCAGACGCAGGTGGCGGCGGGGATCAGTCGGGCGATTTCCCGTGGCAGCAGAAATCAATAAGGGAAATAGTGATGAACTTTCATGAAGTTAGATTTCCTGCGGGGCTGTCCTTTGGGTCCACTGGCGGGCCTGAGCGGCGCACCGAAATTGTGACGTTGAACAGCGGTTTTGAAGAGCGCAACAGCCCTTGGGAGCATGCGCGGCGGCGCTATGATGCGGGGGTTGCGATGCGATCTACCGATGATCTGGAGGCTGTGATTGCGTTCTTTGAAGCGCGCAGCGGGCGGTTGTACGGGTTTCGTTGGAAGGACTGGACGGATTTTAAAAGCTGTCTGCCATCCCGTGAACCTGCGTTTGAGGATCAAGAAATTGCGGTGGGGGACAGTGTGACCCGTGTTGTGCCCCTGTGTAAGACCTATCGTTCTGGGGCCACGCGGTATTGCCGTATGATCACCAAGCCGAATGAGGGCACGGTATCTGTCGGGGTGGCGGGGGCTGAGGTGTTTGAGGGGGAACATTTTGATGTGGATTATGCAACCGGCCTGTTGACGCTTTATGAAGCGCCGCCAGAGGATGCTTTGGTGACGGCGGGGTTTGCGTTTGATGTGCCGGTTCGGTTTGACACGGATCGGTTGGAAATGAGCATGGCCAGTTTTGCGGCGGGGTCGGTTCCGAACATTCCAGTGGTGGAGGTGCGTGTCTGATGCGGGAAATTGATGCAAATTTACGCGAACATCTGGACAGCGGAGCAACAACGCTGTGCCGCGCCTGGATTGTGCGGCGCGGCGATGGTCAGACTTTGGGATTTACCGACCATGACAAGGCTTTGGTGGTGGACGGTGTTGTCTGCGAGGCGGCGTCGAGCATGGATGCAACGGCAGTTGAAAGCACCACTGGTTTGGCCGTTGATAATTCACAGGCGGTTGGGGCGCTCAGTTCTGCGGGGATCACTGATCTGGATGTGGAAACGGGCAAGTTTGACGGGGCCGAGGTGTGGCACTGGCTGGTGAACTGGCGCGATACAAGCCAAGTGATTTTGCAGTTTCGCGGTACTTTGGGGGAAATCCGTCGTGGTGGCGGCGGGTTTGAAGCCGAGCTGCGTGGTTTGAGCGAGGCTTTGAACAAACCGATTGGGCGCGCCTATTTGCGCCAGTGTGATCGGGTTTTGGGGGATAACAAATGTGGCGTGGACCTGTTTGCAGACGGGTTTGTGGCTGAAGATGTTGTGGATACCTCAAAAGGGCGGCGGGTGATTGAGCTGAAGCATCTGGGTGATTTTGCGCAGGACTGGTTTTTGCACGGCAAGGTCCGTTGGTTGACGGGGGCGAATGCGGGGGGCGAGGGGCTGGTGAAAGTGGATTACAAGCGCGGTTTGGTGCGGGTGATAGAGCTGTGGGAAGAAACCAAATTTCCCATTGAAAACGGCGATACACTGCGGCTGCATGCGGGCTGTGACAAACATGCGGAAACCTGCAAGGCGAAGTTTGCCAACTTTCTGAATTTCCGCGGGTTTCCCCATATGCCGGGTGAAGACTGGAGCCTTGCCTATCCGATCACGGGCAGCGCTATGGACGGCGCGAGCCGCGAATAGATGACATTGGATTTACGAGTAGAGATCCTGCGCGCGGCGCGGGGCTGGATTGGTACGCCCTATCGCCATCAAAGTAGCGTTCGGGGGCAGGGCGCCGATTGCTTGGGTCTGTTGCGCGGCGTTTGGCGTGAGGTTTTGGGGCAGGAACCCGAGGCGGTTCCAAGCTATACGGCGGATTGGTCCGAACCTTCGGGGCAGGAACGTTTGTGGCGTGCGGCGGGGCGGCATTTATGCCTTGTTCCTATAACGCCCGATGCTGCTGGGGATGTGGTTTTGTTTCGCATGCGCAGCCGCGCAGTGGCCAAACATCTGGCGATTTTGGGGGATGGTTCCCAAGGCTTTAAGACAATTATTCACGCCTATAGCGGCGCTGGTGTGGTGGAAACCGCGCTGACGGATGCTTGGGCACGCCGCATTGTGGCGCAATTTGAATTTCCCGACAGGAGGGGCTGATGGCGACAATACTGTTATCAACGGTAGGGGCTGCCATTGGCGGCACATTCGGGGGCACTGTACTGGGATTAACCGGTGCGGCTATTGGGAAGGCGGTTGGGGCAAGCCTCGGCGGGATGATCGATCAAAAGATCATGGGCAGTGGCAGCCGTGTGGTTGAAACGGGGCGGCTTGAGACGTTTCGCTTGCAGGGTGTGTCTGAGGGGACGCCCGTGCCTCGGGTGATGGGGCGTACACGGATTGCGGGGCATTTGATCTGGTCGAGCCGGTTTCAGGAACACGTCAGCTCTGCGTCTTCGGGGGGAGGCAAAGGGGCTGGTGGGCCAAGTGTGACCACCAACACCTATTCCTACACAGTGAATGTAGCTTTTGCGGTGGGCGAGGGCGTGGTTGATAAAATCGGGCGTATCTGGGCGGATGGTCAGGAAATCAGCCGCGACGGGCTGTCGATTGCGTTTTACCCCGGCGATGACGTGCAGTCCCCTGATCCGACCATTGCGGCGATCGAAGGGCTGGAAAATGCGCCAAGTTATCGGGGCACGGCCTATATTGTGTTTGAGAACCTTGATCTGGCGCCCTTTGGCAACCGGATTCCGCAGTTCAATTTTGAAGTGTTTCGCAAGGCGCAACCCGAGCATTACACGGTGGATGATCCGTCAAAAGACATCACTGGGGTTTGTCTGATTCCGGGAACGGGGGAATATTCCCTTGCCACAACTGTTGTCGAATACCCCGGTGATTTTGCCGACGGGCGAGTGGCGAATGTGAACTCCCCCCGTGGAGAGACCGATTTGGTTCATGCGCTGGAGGATTTGCGCAGTGAGGTGCCGAACATCGGATCTGTGTCCCTTGTTGTCAGTTGGTTCGGGGATGATCTGCGCTGCGGTGAATGTACCTTGTCGCCAAAGGTCGAGCAGGTTGAGGTGGATGGCGATCCGATGCCTTGGGTCGTGTCAGGTGTTTCGCGCGGGGCTGCGCAACTGGTCAGTACGTTGGAGGGACGGCCAGTGTTTGGCGGCACACCGGCAGATGCGTCTGTGGTTGAGGCAATTGCCGAGATTAAGAGTGGGGGGCAGGACGTTGTTTTTTATCCTTTTATTCTGATGGACGTGCAGGATGGGAATGGGTTGCCTGATCCGTATTCGTCTAATTTTGACCAGCCGATAATGCCGTGGCGCGGGCGGATCACAACCGCCAAAGTGGCTGGTTTGGCAGGAAGCACGGATCAAACCAGTGCGGCGGCTGATGAGGTTGCGGCCTTTTTTGGCAGTGCTGAAGTGGGGCACTTTGAAGTTGTTGACGGGGCTGTGGTCTATTCGGGGCCAGCGGAGTGGAGCTATCGCAGATTCATATTGCATTACGCCCATTTGTGCGTTGCTGCGGGCGGGGTTGAGGCATTCAACATCGGATCGGAAATGCGCGGTCTGACGCAAATTCGCGATGGTGTGGCCAGTTTCCCTGCGGTTCTGGCGTTTCAGCAACTGGCGGCTGATGTGCGCGCAGTTCTGGGGACAGAGACAAAAATCGGCTATGCAGCGGACTGGTCGGAGTATTTTGGTTTTCATCCGCAAGACGGGTCCGGGGATGTGTTCTTTCATCTTGATCCTTTATGGGCGCAGGCCGAGATCGACTATATCGGGATCGACAATTACATGCCGCTTTCGGATTGGCGCGATGAGCTGGGGCATTTGGACGAAGGCGAGGGGTCGATCTATTCCGTGGACTATCTGCGCAAAAATGTTGCAGGGGGCGAGGGGTTTGATTGGTACTATGCGGACCAATTGGGACGCGATGCACAGGCACGTTTGCCGATTACAGACGGGGCATACGGGGAGCCTTGGGTGTTTCGCTACAAGGATTTGGTCAGCTGGTGGAGTAAGGAACATTACAACCGCGTGGGGGGGCTGCGCCAAAGCGTGCCAACCCAGTGGCAACGAAAGTCAAAGCCGATCCGCTTTACCGAATTGGGTTGTCCTGCGGTGGACAAAGGGGCGAACCAGCCGAATGTGTTTTTCGATCCGAAATCGTCTGAATCTGCGTTGCCGTATTATTCGAACGGGTCGGTTGATACGCTGATGCAGGCGCAATATTTGCGTGCGATCTATGGCCATTGGATGGGCGGGGCGAATAATCCGCAGTCGGATGTGTATTTCGCCCCGATGGTGGATATTGCGAACAGTCATGTCTGGGCGTGGGACGCGCGGCCTTGGCCGGATTTCCCGAACCGTTTGGATGTGTGGAGCGACGGCGACAACCACGGGCGTGGGCATTGGATCACGGGGCGATTTGCCGAGCAATCCTTGGCAGCGATTGTATCTGAAGTCTGTGAAATTGCTGGATTGCGCGATATTGATGTGTCGCAGCTTTATGGTTCTACCATCGGATTTGCGATGAAATCGGTTGAAACGGGGCGGCAGAGTTTGCAGCCGTTGATGTTGGCATATGATTTTTCCTGTGTTGAGGTTGATGGAAAATTGACCTTTAAGAACCGCAGTGAACGTATTGAATATACTGCACTTCCTGCTGATTTGGTTGTGCTGGGGGCTGATCCGGTAGTCGGTAAAACCCGCGCGCCCGAGGCGGAAACGGTTGGTCGCGTGCGGGTGTCTTATTGGGATGAAACACGGGATTATCAGACCGGAACGTCAGAGTTTATTTTGGCGGATGATACCAGCAAGGCCACGTCACATGTGGAATTGCCGATTGCATTGCGCCCCGGTGCGGGGGCAAATCTGGCAAGCCGTTGGCTGGTTTCAGCACGGGTGGCACAGGATGAACTGAAGCTGGCTCTGCCGCCAAGTTTGCAGCAGATCGTTCCTGGCGATGTGATCAAGCTGGAGGATGGCGCAACGGGGGCGACCTATCGTGTGGAGCGGATCGAGGAGCAGGGCGCGCGGGCGATCGAGGCTGTTCGGGTTGAGCAGGCGGTTTACAAACAAAAAGATGTTAGTTCGATCATTGGGACAAGTCGTGCGGTCAATCCCGCGCGGGCTGTTGCGGTACGCTTTCTGGATTTGCCGGTTCTGAAGTCGGATCAAACCTCGGGCGCGCCTTATGTGGTGGCGACGGCGCAGCCTTGGCCGGGTGGGGTGGCGGTCTATCACTCGGCCAGCGATGAGGGCTATGTGTTGAACAAGGTGATCGAAACGCCCTCAAAATTTGGTAAATCCTTAAGCCCGTTGCCTGAAGCAGCGATTGGGCTGTGGGATGAAGTGAACAGTTTGACCGTTAAAATTTCTGGCGGGGCCCTTGAAAGCCGGTCTGCGATAGATGTTTTGAACGGCGCGAATGCCATTGCCATTGGCGATGGTGCTAGTGCGGGCTGGGAAGTGTTCCAGTTCCGCACGGCGAACCTGCAAGGGGATGGCAGTTATGAATTGCGCGGGCTGTTGCGCGGACAGTTGGGCAGTGATGCGGATATACCATCTGTATGGCCAATTGGGTCAGAGGTTGTGTTTCTGGAGACTGTTCCAACGCAGATTGCCTTTTCAGACGGGGATCGCGGGTTGAAACGGTATTACCGCAGCGGTCCGTCGGCCAAGCCCGTGAGCGATCCATCTTATAAGACAGCAACGCAATCCTTTGATTTAATTGCCTTTCGCCCGCTTTCCCCTGTGCATGTAAATGCGCAACTTGGGGGGGGCGGGGTTTTGAATGTCGATTGGATCAGGCGTACGCGTCTTGATGGAGACAGTTGGCAAGGGCTGGAAGTGCCGCTGGCTGAAACTGTCGAGCAATATCGGGTTCGTGTTTTGGATGGTACAACGGAACTGCGCAGTGTGTTTGTTTCAACACCGCAGTGGGCTTATTCCGTTGCAGATCAGTCCGAAGATGGGGCGGCTGGTGCTCTTTCCCTAGAGGTCGCGCAGGTTTCCGATAAATTCGGAATCGGTGCCATCGCACGCATAGATTTTACATTGTAAATCAGTGCAGTAACGGGGGAAGTTGATGCGGGCAGTCTTACATCAAGATGTGGTTGCGCTGGCGCGGTGCTTGTTGCCGCTTGCGCCAGCGGATCGTCGTAGATTTGCTGATTTGCAGATCGTGCTGTCAAATCAAGCAGATGTCTTTCGCGCGGAATTTGGCCGAATACATCCGTTTTTTGGGAATGGCACGCTGATGTCCTGTTGTAGCGGGCATCAACAGGATGCGGAAAGGCGGATTGATGATCCAGACTATGCTGATTGTATGATCAAGGCGTTGGAGGCAATCTTGGCTTTTCGCTCGAATACGCCACAGCAGTGA